GTTCAGGGCCGGCCGTGACACAGAGATCAAACAAGATCTCCCAGGGCCTATTACGGCCCTGGAGGCTTTAAGCCTCCAGTCCAGGGATCCCCATTAGTATGGGGGTACCCACCTCGTTTTGATGTAGGCGATACGAGGACGCCCAGCGCGTTCCAAGTGTCTCTCGTCAAACGTGGGGTTCAAGCCACGCTTAAGAAAGAACTTGAGCAGGGCTCCAGGCCCCTCGAGAGGATCTCGGGGAGACTGAGATGACACCACATGGGCCTTAACCAAGGGCCTATGAAGGTGCTCGTCTTCTTTCTCAGAAACATAACCAAGAAAGGAGTGACGACCCAACGATGGGGAGGTAGGTAGAACATCAGGAAAGTACTTAAGTACCTTCCTGCATCTACCATCTAGCCACTTGGCGGTCTCCCAGTTACCAGCGAAATACATCTGGTTTCTGAGGGACACAAGTGACACCACCTCATCAACTTGCTGCCGCCGTGAAGGAAGCAGATGCCTGACCTTGACAATGGAAACGTCATGGCCGGCATAATACTCCTTCCCGCAAGACTCCCGGAACGAACCGTTCCAAAAGCTCTTGCTGAGACCAACTCGAGCACCAAAACGCTCGAGATAGTCTACGACGGTATGCACATATTCTACGGGTACGATCAAATCGTCCCCATAGACACGCACCCTACCAACAAAAGGGATAATATCCTTTTTGGAGGTAAACTGGTGTCCTAGCTCTTTCTCAATCCCTAAAAGGATAATGGTCAGGAAGACCATCGCCTCAAAAGGAAAGCAAAGAGCAGAACCCATAGACGCGAACTTGTTCAAGGATATTACTCCTTGACCAGGTACAGAGGCCCGCTGGGAACGACATGCAAAAACAGCCTCTTGTGAAAGAGGATGATTCCGCATTAGCTCCCAAACGAGCTTAGATGACACACGATCGGAAGCCTCACTCAAATCGAGTGTGGCAAGGTCTCTTCTCAGAGAACCCTCTCTAGCCAGCTCTTGGTTAGGAGTCTGGTCTAGAGTTCCAATCAATTCATTCAAGTAACTCGAATGAATCTTCTCGGTCAGAGCCTCGAGTATCCCCTGCTGAACATACTGTACAGTAGAGGGCTCGATAGCAATGATACGAGGTGTCTTCTGCGTCTTAGGAACAGAGATTACCCTACTGGGTAACTCTTCTCCGGGTTCTAGGAATCGGACCCCGTCCTCCTCGTACTCGGATACAAACCGAGCATTTGGATAAAGAAAGTCTCCCACATGGAAGACCTTCTCAAGACGGGCAGTCCAGTACTGTGAAGAGTACTTACCATTGCTGGTAAGTCGCTCAGCAACAGCACCTGGACCGTGTTTGGGAACAATTTCTTCATTCCAGATCTTTCGATCTAGACATGAGAAAAGGTCACCAAACAGCAATTGAGCCATACGGCCAAATTCAGAAACATCAGAATGAGGCATGCATGATTCAATATCTCCGACCTCCTTATCACATTGGACATAGTCCCTCATTGCCTTGGCCTCCCTTTCGGGAGTACAAGGTAGAAGTATCTTGCTGAAGATCAAAGTCAATTGTCTTACAGCATAGATTGCTTCTATAGAGGGATTGTCTAATAGGACACCAGATACAGGATCGAACACCTGTTCCGTGAAACCTCTCAGAAATGAGGGGAGACACGAACCAACACTTCGAAACGAAGTGAAGGTTCTGGGAACAACGAACCCTTGGTCAAGACAATACTGAAAGTCTTTCCCAAAGGTTGGAAGGGTAATCGTCAAAAACGATATACCCTCGTGTTCGGTCCGCTCAGAGACGGTATTAATGTCTCTGGTGGTGCTAGTGCTACATCTGCCAGCTAGTTCTTCAGCTAGCGTGTTCCAGAGTGTTGACAGGCTTTTCATAGCCCCTCCTGATAGAGGTGGTTATCCTGAGCCTGCCGCACTGAAGGGAGAATATTCTACCTGGTTCCCACCAGGCTGATAGACCTAAAGCCTATCTAGAATATTCAGGCCTATGAAAAGACCTCCGAGCGCCATAAACGCAATGACGATAAGAACAACCGTCACGGCGTGCTGGTGCCCGGATGACGCGTGATTATAATCATAATCACCACGCATTCGTTACCTCCTAGTTTTAGCTAGGGATTCCACCATAAGTTCAACAAGAACATTAATGGTAGAACACCCATGTAGAAACCAATTACGTAAAGATTCACGTATTGGATGCGAGGTGTAGAGAAAATTAACTCTCTCCACCAAGCAACTTTTCTACGACGGAATATGTCGTTGCCGATGCAAGGCCAACAAGGCCTTCCACCAGTTTCTTCATTTCCGCCACGGTGTAGCCAGTGAAAGGCCGATCAATGACGAGATAAACACTCGCAGAGATAGGTTCTTTCCTGGCTTCTTCGAATGGGTTGGTAGCGATCTTTTCAACGTCGATACGCAGAAGATGACGTTTCCTCGACGAATTTGACGTTGTAGTTGACAACGTCAGTTTGTTGAGGCCGTCAGAAGTCTCGTATACGGACTTGAAGTCCCCCGATGAAACTCGGGGAGCTGTCACTTCCGTACCGGCGACTTCTTTGAATTTCTGTGGATCGGTCAGTGCCATCAGGCACACTCCTTTAATGGATTGGTGGATTGGTCCACCTGTTTGCGTAGTATTAACAACTACTACAACAAGCGGGTGATACCGATTGCTGCAGTTATGGCGAGCTGAGTCGGTGACAAACCGTCCCAGCCAACACCAAACCCGAAAGGGCTTGCGGGGAAACGACTCTTGTGGATAGTAATTTCACCACGAGAGCAGTTTCCTTCACGAGATACCCCGACTTTCTTGGGCACCTTCGAACTGAGGGTGTTCCAATATGTGTCGTGGTATTCCGTGGAGTAGGTACTAATGGTTTCTTCCATCATGTACCCGTACCGCATCACAAGACCGGCGAGCGCGAAGTTAGTGACATTGTGAATCAAGTCACCAGTGTTCGTAAACCAATCGACGGCCCAACTCCAAGGTGTGAGGTTCCAGAGAACATCTGGCGTAAGCGTGAGTCCGTAGACTGCATCGGCTTCTGAGCCGAAACCTAGCGCCCGTCTGAAGCTGTCAGTTCCAGACGGACCGCCATAGGTAAAACAGCCCTCGAACCAGCGCTTCCGCTCCTTTTTACAGGAGACCAGCACCTTGTTACCTGGTATAGCCGCATTCCCCAAATACGTAGTATTCAGGGGTGCGAACTGCGGAGGGGCTTCCACCTCTTCCTGCCAGGTAGTAATCTCAGGAGTAAAATCAAACCGACGGTGTACGTTCTTACCTTCATTGTGACGATAATTTTGCATTATGTCACGATGATGTCGAGCGGCGTTCACAACAGAATGAACTTCATTCTGAAGTGGATTCCACCCGAATTGGTAATTAAGGTACTCTGAGCCCAATGCTTTTAGGGCTTCAGTTCGCTTCCGCCAAGACTGAATGCCGGGGAGAGTAGGAATGCCCTCCCTTGCAGTTTCAGCCAAGCCAGAAGCGAGACCAGCGGTCGGATTATTTGGCGCACATTGGGAAATTGCGGTAGTACCATCCGCAGCCATGGATTTTTCATTCATAGCACGGACAGTACCTTCGTAGTGTTCTCCAATGGGAGCGGCTTTGACCATAGGTCCCCAAACGGGCCCTGAATACAATGTAGTCAGGGAGTTTCCGCCAAGGACATTATGGACAGAACCGGGGTTTACAAATACCCCGGTATGGGACACATGAAATGGTCCCCCGCTATCCCGCTTACCGGTTTTCCGGTTTACGGGATGCCCTTCTGACACCCATAATTTGGATGTCGTCTTACCAAGGCTCAACACATTACTGGCATTCACAACACTACCATCAAGGTAGTGGTGCGTGGCCGGTTTAGTGATTTTAATATCACTTTCCTTAATGCGTGGGACCTTGGAAGACACCTGAGAGAGTTCCTTTCTTGGAATGTCGGATTACTCCGACGGCGGGTATGCACAGCAGGCTCAACCTTTCCTCCGTAACTACCCCGGCCACGACTAGTGGCATGGGTAGATCGGCGTGTGCTCTTTCGAGCCACGGGGGTTG